GTGTCGGTGTATTCATAGGTTACAGTCATAACGGGGTGGTGGGTAAACCCACCTTCAAGGCGCTCGGCCTTTCGCGCCCACTCCTGCTTGATCTGGTTCTCGGTTGTTGTGCTTAGCATTGTTTTAGTCCTCCTTGATTTGATGTTGGTTGTTAGTCACATACCTAACAAGTTTTACCAGTTACATGTGTTCATGATCTCGCGGCGGCGTTCGTCCAGCATGCGCACCACGCGCTTACACGCAGCAACGGCGGACTTCTCGGTCTGCGCATCTCCGATGATTTCAGCGATGTAGTCGTCGTCCCAGCACTCGACGAGGTAATCCCAGCCGTCGAAGTTGTAGTTATGTTCTGCGTGGTCGCGCACGGCGCGGATAAGTTCTGCGGTCGTCATTTGATTTGATCCTCTTTGGTTAGCCCTTTTGGGCGGTTTGTTGTTAGGCACGTGACTAACACGTGCAGTCTTTGCCAGATTGCTCACACACGAAGCAAAAGTATGGCGTTACATCGGCGGCGCGATCCTGCATGGGATCGTCACTTCTCACGCCGCCGAATTGCTTATAGGTCGGGATGGCAAAGCCAGCCCCATACACGCCTTGGCGTGGATACATACTGCGCGGGCGCGCAGGGCGAACTTCGGGTTGCTCGTTAGTCCGCAGCCTAACATGACTTACGGCATCAATCTTTGGTGCGTTGCCACACCCAACACGGTGAAATTTATACACGTCACCACGCGCCACGGCAGCAGGCACGATATCGGCAAGCAGGGCGCGCATCTGGTCTTTGGTCATGGTGGTCTCCGTTAGTATGCGGACTAACGATCCGCGGGGTTCACTAAAATTTTTTAACTAACACCAATATAGCATGATATGGTGCTAAATGCAATGAATTGGAACGAGATAGTGTATTCTGGTCGACTTTAGTGGTAACGGCTGCCATCTGGCATAATGTCCTAATGTTCTATATATTGTTACTAATAAGTATATATATAAGGCATTGAAAAGATTACAATGTTCTTAGTGTTACCAATGTGGTGCCGAAAACAATGATGCGAGACCGAAAAAGTCGGCGGCGTGTTTTCGCGTGTTCCCTGCCCCGCGATCACAAAGGTCGGGTGTGTCTGTTTTGGGCGTAACAAAAGGAACATTGCGTAAAATCAATGGGTTACGAGGCACTAATTGGTAACATTACCAAAAATCAGTAACATTGTTTGTTTTCAATGACTTAGCAGAAAAAAATCGGTAACATTACATCAGATAGCAGAACATTGTATCCATATAAACGCACGCGTTTTTTGTAATGTTCGTTAGTCGCTGGACTAACAGCAGAAAGTGCTTGACATCACTCGCTTTGGATGGCATACACTACGTGTATGCCACCTGACCTGCCGCGCTAGTCCGCCGCCCAACGAGTCAGTCGATGCGGCCCTGAGCACTGGCATCGCATGGTGTTAGTCCACAGCCTAACACAGCCCGTCGATCCTCTCGCACATTGTCGATGCGGCCCTAAACACTGGCATCGCGTGGCGTTAGTCTGCGCACTAACACGTTGCGCTGGGCAGTGGCTCTGTGGGCAAGACCGAATCCGTCGATGCCCCTGCTTGTCGATGCGGCCCTAAACACTGGCATCGGGTGCCGAATTTTGGACATAAAAAAGGCCAGCCCCGAAGGGCCGGCCAGATCGCAGGCATAAAAAAAGGCCAGCCCCGCAGGGCTGGCCGCAAGATGTTTACTTGATAAGCTTAAGCGCATCGCGCAGTATCGATATATCCGTATCGGTTATCGTTGTTTTGCCTCTGAAGTGGTCAACTGAATAGGTTAGTTGATCCAGCAGTTGTTCTAGCCTTGCTGCAACGGTGAACGTGCCTGTCGTGCGGTGCTGTTTTGTCATGACCATCACCACGTATCAGGCATGGAAAACAGCACCGCAAACAAAACAACCACCAAGGCCTTGAAGGCCAGAATGTCCAGCAGATCACGAAATGTCATGTTTTAAATCCTATTGATTAAGAGGGGAAAGAGTAGGGCGGCTTGCGCCGCCCTGCCCGATGTTATGCGCGGCTTGGAGCTTTCAGCGTGGCCTTTTCAAGTTTGGCCAGTGCCTGCAGCGCGGCTTGCGCGGCTTCCGCATCGTTTGTCGGGTTGTCCTCTTTGAAGGTCATATTGAAAGCTTTCTGCAGATAGTCCAAGTAGACTTCACGCTTGGCCTTTGGCGGCTTTGGCGTGCCAGCCGCCTCTGCCGCGCTATCCGCCGCACGTTCAGCCAAGCTTTTGATTACTTTGCCTACCCATGCCGCGATTTCGCTATTCCAAGTCTGTTGCGTGACGCCAGCCTCATTCCGCATTGGGCCTTTCGCCGTGCCAGCCAACAGAACGACCTTGCCAATTTCGTCGTTAAAATACTTGGCAATTTCAGCGTCATTCATACGCTTACCCTTAATCTTAATCGCGGCGGCCCCGATGGTTTCAAGCTTGCGACGCATATGCTCGCCGTTGAAACCATTAGGCAGTTTGGCCTTTGGTAGGACGTTCACCGCGGTAAAGCCTTCTTTGATAAGGCCATCGATAAAGGCCAAACGGCTTACCGCGGCTTTTGCGGTATCGTCTGCATCCCGACGCGCCAATGTGATCAAAGTATCGAGGGTATTAATATTCGTATCCATGTCGTGTATCCTTTTTGGATTGAAACCGCCAAGCACCATTGCCTTGCGGTGAAACTGTTATGGCATGGATTGACAAGCAAGTGTAGCGTTTGAGCGCCGATAGCAGCGCTTTGCATGCTAGTCCGCGGACTAACACGCGATTATGGCCAATCCGCCGACCCCCACCTACCCCCACCCCCGCCGACCGACGACCGCGCGTGGCTGCGGCTATCATACTATACCACACAACCACAGCGCTATTTCAGTACATTTCATCATATTACACCAGATAGCACTAAATATAATTATTTACCACCCCCCACTTCGTTTTCGGCGCGGCCACGCTCGTTCAAAAAGCAAGGCCCCCCTTTTCTATTTGGGACTCCCAGTTCAAAAAGCGGCCATATAGTATATATTAACAAAAGATGCTAAGCTCTATGAAACCTTCCGAATAGGATGCACCCATGGACCTTAAAATTGACGAAGATATGCCTCTCCCCGACGTGGATACGCCCGACAATTATATGACCACACTTACGGCGGCTGCAAATACGGCGCGGCTGCTGGAAGCAGCTGGGCTGGATATCACCTTCGGTGACGAGGACCTAGACGACGCCGCGGCGACCGCTCGGCAGGCTGCACGTGGGCCTTCGGCCCTCCAAACGCGCTCTGCGATCAACAGCATAACCAACAAGACACCCGCTTCCCTGCTCCTGACGGAGAAGATACTCAACGATTATGGCCACAAGATCGTGCAGGAAGCCGCTCAGGTGCGGCACATGGTGGTCAACAAGCTCATTCAGGAGACAGAAAACCCCGATGCGCGCATCCGTGTTAAGGCGCTGGAGCTCCTAGGTAAGGTCTCTGACGTTGGTCTGTTCAGTGAAAAGCAAGAGATAACGATCACACACCAGACAAGCGCAGATTTGCGGGATAGACTGCGCCGTAAGCTCGAGAAGATGATTGACGTGACACCCCAAGAGGGCGTCGAAGACGTTGATTTCGAGGAAATTAGCCAAGAGGAGGGCCAAGAATGAGCGAAGAACCAAAAGTAGTAAAGTTTTACCCAAAGGATGCGGCCAAGAGCGCCGATAACGTCCTCGAGCAGGCCATTGGTCGCTACAACGAAGTGCTGCTTATTGGCTGGGATATCGAGGGTAACTTTGATGCCCGGGCCACGCTGGGGCTAAAGGACGGCGGAGATTGCCTGTGGTTAGTAGAGATTTTCAAGCATAAACTTATGAATCATGAGTTTGTGGGGGAAAATGAGGGCGAGTGAAGACTTTACACGTGAAGAGCTGGAGACCCTGCTTCGTAGTGTAGATGTGCTCAGCGAGATCGAGCTCCTCGAGATCGAGAAGATGCTCGAGGAGTTGGATAGGCGGGCTACCTTACAGGCGGCTCGGGACGATCTTATTGCCTTCTGCCAGTACATGGACCCTAACTACAAGGTAGGTAAGCACCACCGCATCCTCGCGGATGAGCTTATGGCCATCGAAGCGGGTAGAAAGGACCGGATTGCAGTCAACATTCCGCCCAGACACGGTAAATCTCAGCTCGTTTCTACCTATTTTCCGGCTTGGTTCATCGGCAGAAACCCGGGAAAGAAGGTCATGCTGGTGTCTCACACGACTGATTTGGCTGTGGATTTTGGTCGAAAAGTGCGAAATTCGATAGATTCTGAGGCCTTTTCGGACATTTTTCCGGGTGTTTCGCTCGCGGCTGACAGTAAGTCCGCTGGCCGCTGGAACACGTCTACAGCATGTGAATTTTATGCAGCGGGCGTGGGCTCCGCCTTGGCTGGCCGCGGTGCGGACCTGCTTCTCGTAGACGACCCACACTCCGAACAGGACATCCTGAACGGAAACTTCACGGCATTTGAGAAAGCGTACCAGTGGTTCGCATATGGCGCCAGAACGCGTCTTATGCCCGGGGGCCGGGTAGCTATTGTCCATACACGGTGGCACGCCTCGGACCTTACAGGCCGGTTGGTTCAGGATATGGCCAACAATGAGGACTCAGATCAGTACGAGGTGATTGAGTTTCCGGCCATCCTTGAAGTGGAGGACAAGGCGACGGGGGACATAGTCCAAAAGGCCCTCTGGCCGGAGTTCTTTGACTTACCTGCACTGCTGCGCACAAAGGCCAGCATGCCCGTGTTCCAGTGGAACGCTCAGTATCAGCAGAATCCGACGGGTGAAGAGGCGTCGATAATCAAGCGTGATTGGTGGCGGCTGTGGCCAGACGACGATCCGCCGGCCGTAGAGTACATCATCATGTCGCTCGACGCCGCGGCAGAAGCAAACAACCGAGCTGACTTTACGTCGCTGACAACCTGGGGCGTGTTCTACAACGACGAGGAGGCCATGCACCAGATCATCCTCCTCAATGCGATCAAGCGGCGCATGGAGTTTCCGGAGCTCAAGGCGTTGGCAATGGAAGAGTATAGAGAGTGGGAGCCCGATGCGTTCATCGTCGAGAAGAAGAGCTCGGGTACTGCACTCTATCAGGAAATGAGACGCGCCGGGGTCATGGTGCAGGAGTATACGCCTGTCCGCGGTTCAATAAATAACCCGAACAGTAAGATGGCACGCCTAAACTCTGTGTCTGATATTATCTCCTCGGGGCTTGTATGGGTACCAGCAAAGCGTTGGGCTGAGGAGCTCGTAGAAGAAGTAGCAGGGTTCCCCTTCGCATCAAACGATGACCAAGTGGACACTACGATCATGGCTCTTATGCGGTTCAGACAGGGCGGATTTATTAGGCTGCCCACCGATGAGCGTGACGATGAATTACCGTATAGGGGGAAGGTTGACTATTACTAAATTTGCGGTATCTTTGTGTGGCTACGTTCTCCACCGCTCGTAGTGTTCTTCTCCTGTGAACGCAGACGGTGTCCCTCCCTGCACCGTCTGCAACTACCCCCTGTTATTACGGCGATTTGGTGTTATACTTACCCAAACCTCGTGGGGGATAGGCTATGGCCATTGAAAAAGTAATGACTCCGTTTGATATGGGTCCGCAGGATTCGCCTGATGTTGAACTGCTCATAGCCACGGATGAAGACCCAACAATCGAAATTGATGTTGAGAGTGGTGATGTCACCGTAGACTTTGGTGACGGTGAGGATGACGACGGTGAAGAAGCTCCCGTCGAACATGACGCAAACCTAGCAGAACACATGGACGACGGTGATCTTGAGAGCATCGCCAGCGATCTTATCGACTCGTTTTTGTCAGATCGAGAAAGCCGCAAAGACTGGGCTTCCGCATACATTAAGGGTCTAGACCTGCTTGGTATGAAGATCGAAGACCGCACGCAGCCTTGGGCCGGTGCATCAGGTGTATACCACCCAATGCTGACCGAAGCAGTTGTTCGATTCCAAGCACAGGCAATGAGCGAGCTGATGCCTGCATCGGGGCCCGTACGCACGAAGATCATGGGTAAGCTTACCCCTGAGAAGGCAGCGCAAGCGCAGCGAGTTCAGGATGAGATGAACTATCTCATCACAGAGGAAATGCCAGAATATCGGGATGAGCTGGAGCAGATGCTGTTCCGCCTGCCGCTGGCTGGTTCTGCGTTTAAGAAAACATACTACGATCCCATCTTCGAGCGGCCGACGTCTATCTTCGTTCCCGCGGAAGACTTTGTCGTATCATACGGGGCCTCCAACCTGCGCGTATGCCCGCGGTTTACCCATGTGATGAAGAAAACAGACAACGAGGTACGTGAGCTCCAAGTTGTTGGATTCTACCGCGACGTTGATCTGCCAGAGCCAGAAAAAGACCTGACGGACATCGAAGAGAAGTACAACGAGCTGGCCGGTGAGGACGTACCGTATGATGACGACTCTCGCCGCACGCTGCTCGAGATGCACGTGGACATTGATCTGCCAGAACCGTTCGATGACGAAAATGGTGTAGCACGCCCATACGTGATTACTGTGGACAAAACCTCCAAGACGATTCTGGCAATCCGTCGGAACTGGAAAGAGGATGATCCGAAGAAGCGCAAGCTTATGCACTTCATTCACTATCCATATCTACCGGGTATGGGGTTCTACGGCACCGGGTTGATTCACCTAATTGGTGGTCTCGCAAAGTCGGCCACATCTATCATGCGCCAGCTTATCGACGCGGGCACACTGTCTAACCTGCCAGCCGGCTTGAAGTCTCGCAGCTTGCGCATCAAGGGCGATAACACGCCACTTATGCCCGGCGAATGGCGCGATGCCGACGTAACTGGGGGTACGCTGCGGGATAGCTTGTTCCCAATGCCGTACAAAGAACCATCGGCCGTTTTGTATACGCTGCTTGGAAATGTAGTCGAGGAAGGCCGTCGCATCGGTTCCGTGGCTGATATCCAAGTGGGCGACATGAGTGCAAACGCGCCTGTCGGAACAACGCTGGCTCTGCTTGAGCGCAGCCTAAAGGTTATGTCCGGCGTACAGGCACGCCTACATGCAGCCATGAAGCAGGAACTGCGTATCTTGTCGCGGATTGTACATGACTACATGTCCCCAGAGTATGCCTATGAAGTAGAGGGCAACTTTAGCCGCGTAGATGACTTTGATGGTCGCGTAGACGTAATACCCGTCTCTGATCCAAATGCAGCTACAATGGCTCAGCGTATTATGCAGTATCAGGCTGCACTTCAGTTGGCCCAGAACGCGCCACAGCTATATGACATGGGTAAGCTGCACCAGCAGATGTTGGGTGTTCTTGGTATCCAAGATGCCTCCGACATCATCAAGTTGCCCGGGGATATTAAGCCTGCCGACCCTGTCGCGGAAAACATGGCGATCCTGCAGCAAACACCAGTCAAGGCGTTCCTGTACCAAGACCACGAAGCGCACATCGCTACGCATATGGCCGCTATGCAAGACCCCAAGATTGCTCAGATGGTTGGGCAATCCCCGTTTGCTGGGGCAATTCAGGCGGCTGCCATGGCACATATCACTGAGCACCTCGCGTATCAGTACCGCAAGGATATTGAGATGCAGCTCGGTGTACCGCTGCCGCCAGAGGGTGAGCCACTCCCAGAGGATGTTGAGGTTCAACTGTCCAAGCTTGTTGCGCAAGCCGCAGCTAAGCTGTTCAACAAGAACCAAGCGGAAGCCGCACAGCAGCAAGCTGAACAGCAGGCACAGGACCCGCTGACTATCATCCAGATGAAGGAGATCGAGCTGAAGGAAAAAGAGCTCGAGCACAAGATCAACATCGACACTAAGAAGCTGGAGATTTCCGCGGCCACCAGCGCCGGGAACCTGTATATCCAGCAGGAGCGTGTTGAGAGCGAGAACGACCGCTCGGCCGCAAATACCATGGCCAAGCTTGCAACAGACGCCGTGTCGGCAAACACCAAAGCACAAGTGGACGGTGCCCGGCTGGCCATCGAGGCTTCGCGTATCCTACAGGATCGCAAGCTTAATAGGGGAGATACTTGATGGAAGATACAGTATTTGTCCTTCTGCTGAAGGACATTACCGAGAAGAAAGAAGATATAAAGGAGCACCTAGCGTCCGGTGGGGCTACCTCATTTGAGGCATACTGCATGCTAGTCGGTGAGTATTCGTCACTTTTGCGAATAGAGGCTGACATAAAGTCACTACAGGAAAGGTTTATTGCAAACTGATACCATATAAGATAATCATCTTATTCACGTGGATAGTCCGCGCAAGGCACTGTGAGCCTGAATCACTGCAGGAGATAATATGTATACAGCAAACAAGATTGAGGACGAAAACCTAAAAGCACGGCTGCCTGAGCCGACAGGGTATCGACTCCTTATCGCCATTCCAGAAGTCAGTGAAAAGACAGAGGGTGGCGTCTTTATGCCAGATCAGCTCAAGAAAGCTGAGGAGACAGCGTCCATCATTGGTTTTGTTGTCAAAGCTGGCCCAGAGGCTTACGCCGACACCAACAAATTTCCGGGTGGCCCTTGGTGTAACGAGGGTGATTTCGTGATTTTTCGTTCCTACTCCGGTACGCGGTTCAAGGTACTGGGCAGGGAATTTCGTCTTATCAATGATGACACGGTTGAAGCCGTTGTCGAAGACCCACGGGGGTATAGCCGAGCATGAGCGAGCAACAGCAAGACATCGAAGTAGACTTGGATGACAACGGTGATCTGCAGATCGAAATCCAAGATGATACTCCGGAGAAAGACCGCGGTAAGCCGAAGGCGCCCGATAAAACTGAGGCCCAAGACGGTGCGGACGACGACGACCTAGAAGGGTACTCCGAAAGCGTCAAAAAGCGTATTAGCAAGCTGAAGTTTGAACAGCATAACGAGCGCCGGGCCAAGGAAGAGGCTGTACGCCTCCGGGAAGAAGCCATCGCCTACGCGGAAAAAATCCGTAAGGAGAATGAGGAGCTTCGAAAGGCTTACGCCGAAGGTGAGACAGCCTTTGTAGGGCAGACTAAGGCCCGAGTGGAGAGCGAACTTGCCGCAGCACGCATCGCTTACAAGACCGCATATGAAAGCGGTGACGCCGATGCAGTCCTAGCTGCGCAGGAAAAGCTGATCCAGCTACAGAATCAGGCTGAGCGGGTTGCCAACTATAAACCCCGCCCAGTGACGCAGGCCGAAGCGGCGCCAAAAGCACAAGCTGCCCCCAAAATCCCAAAACCAGATGATCGCGCTATGCGCTGGGCCTCTGAAAATCCTTGGTTTATGACCGATAAGGCCATGACAGGATACGCTATGGGTGTGCATGAGGACCTAGTAGCACAGGGAGTTGATCCGACGAGCGATTTGTATTACTCTAAGATTAACGACGCGGTTCGCCGCACGTTTCCAGATAAGTTTGACGACGGGACCACTGAGGAAAAAGCACCCCGACGTCAAGCTGGCCCCGTGGTCGCCCCCGCTGCACGCAGCACAAAAGCACCACGCAAGGTCGTGCTAACCTCAACCGAGGTCGCTCTCGCCAAGCGCCTTGGTGTACCGATTGAGAAATATGCGGCGCAGAAGCTAAAGGATATGCAAAATGGCTGACCGGACCCCACGAACTCTCGAGACCCGCGAAGCATCGGGCTCCCGCAAAAAACAGTGGAAGCGACAGTCCATGCTGCCTACCCCCGACCCACGTCCCGGAATTAGTTTCCGCTGGGTTCGCACCTCTACTCTGGGTAACGCAGACATGACTAATGTCTCTGCAAGGTTCCGCGAGGGCTATACTCCGGTCAAGGCCGCTGACTATCCCGAGCTGCAAATTATGTCTGATGTTGACTCGCGTTTCGCAGGCAACATCGAAGTGGGTGGACTTTTGCTGTGTGCCGCAGCAACTGAAGACGTCGAGGCGCGTGTCGAAGGGCAACTTGAGATCACGCAAAATCAGATCGAGTCAGTTGACCGGAACCTTATGCGAGAATCCGACTCACGGATGCCCATGCTTCGGCCTGAGCGTTCAAGTAAGACCTCATTCGGTAAGTGACCTTACCGGCAACGAAATTGTAGATGAAGGAGATACCCAATGGGTACCGTAAACGCCCCCTTCGGTCTGCGTGTGACTGGTCGTCTCGACAATGGTTCGCTGGAAGTTTTCCGCCAGTACCCCATCGCGTCGGGCTATGCAGCCAACATCGCGGCAGGTGACATTGTCATGCTGACGGATAACGGCACTTCGACCACCATCACCAAGCAGACCGCCACAGGTGACACCAGCGCAGACATCGCCATGCTTGGCGTGTTCGTAGGTTGCTCCTACACTGACCCATCGACCGGTCAGATTACGTTCAGCAACATGTGGCCCACGGGCACCGTTGCATCGGACGCTCTGGCTTTCGTCGTTGACGATCCACAGGCTCTGTACGTTGTGATGGCTGACGAGGCGATTACCAACACGCTGGACATCTATGGCAAGAACGCCGCGATTGTTCAGGGCGCGGTAAACACCACGTTCAAGGCTTCGCGCGTTGCGCTCGATGCGTCCACTATTGGTACCGACGCCAACCTGCCATTGCGAATCATCGACTACGTCGGTGGGCCCCGCGGTGACGAAGTTGGTACTACGTACCCTCTGCTGGTCGTGAAACTCAACTACACGCAGCTTACCGCTGCTGTGGGCGTATAAGGAGGGCTAACATATGGCTATTTCACGCGCACAGGCTCTCAAAGAACTGCTACCGGGTTTGAACGCCCTGTTTGGTCTTGAGTACGCCAAATACGAAAACGAGCACACCGACATCTATGAGACTGAAAACTCCGAGCGTTCGTTCGAAGAAGAAGTCAAGTTGAGCGGCTTTGGTGCAGCCCCAGTTAAACCTGAAGGCTCTGCCATCTCGTACGACAACGCACAGGAATCGTTCACCGCGCGCTATACGCACGAGACGGTGGCCATGGGCTTCTCGATTACCGAAGAAGCTATGGAAGACAACCTGTACGACTCGTTGTCGGCTCGCTACACCAAGGCGCTGGCTCGCGCTATGGCGTACACCAAGCAAGTTAAGGCTGCTTCGCTGCTGAACACCGGCTTTACCACGTTCAACTCGGGCGATGGTGTAACCCTGTTCAACTCGGCGCACCCAACTGTTGCTGGTGGCACCAACGCCAACCGCCCGGGCACCGATGCTGACTTGAACGAAACCTCGCTGGAACAGGCTGTTATCGACATCGCAGCTTACAAAGACGAACGTGGTCTGCTGATCGCTGCTCGTCCCCGTAAGCTGATTGTCCCACCCAGCCTGATGTTTGTGGCAACTCGTTTGCTGCAGACAGAACTGCGTGTTGGTACCGCTGATAATGACATCAACGCTATCAACAGCAATGGTTCGATCCCCGGCGGTTACGGTGTCAACCACTACCTGACTGACAACGACGCGTGGTTCCTGACCACCGACGTACCAAACGGCATGAAGCACTTTGTGCGTGTCGCTTTGAGCCAGTCGATGGACGGCGACTTTGACACAGGCAACGTTCGCTACAAGGCTCGTGAGCGCTACTCGTTTGGCGTTTCTGATCCTCTGGCAATCTACGGTTCGCGCGGCGCTTAATCAGCGCAACGCTATGAAAGCAATGAAAAACCCCGCTTCGGTGGGGTTTTTTGTTGCGTTAAAGATGAGTGTGGAACAACTGATAACCTTATGCTATGATTATTTAGGGCAACATCAGCCACGCAGACAGGAAGCCCAACCTGACGTTGCACAGACAGCGTGGCTAAACCTTGTGCAAGGGGTAATACCATGGCTTCTACTACCTTTTCCGGGCCAGTAACTTCCGAAAATGGCTTCGTGGGTGATGTAACAATCACCAGCTTCATTAAACTAACCGCTGTTGCAACTGCCGCGCTGCCCACCGCCGCCGCGGGCAATGCAGGTCAGGTCCGTCTCATCAACGATAACGGTGCCGGTAACAACGAGTACTGCCTCGTCATCTCGACGGGCTCTGCTTGGGTAACTGCTGTTGGTGCAGCCCTCAGCTAATAGGAGGACGGTATGTCCGACAACTATGATATTAGCAGTAAGCGGGTAACTACAACGGGCGCGCTCAACATCGGGCGCGCACGAATCCGTATGATCGTGGCTACGCTAAGCGGCGCTGGCCGTATCACGCTTACGAGCGGAAACGGCGGGGTTACTAAGATCGACTTAGATTTTGGTGCTGCTGGTACGTATGACATCATGCTTCCGGGGACGGGCACTCTGTTCGAGTCCGATCCGTTTGTGGCGACAGCTACCAACGTCACCGCACAGACCCTGTTCTGGTCGTAAGGAGAACCGAATGGCTCGGGAGCTATCATCCATCTCTCGGTTCGGGCTTACCGAGCCATTTGAACTGCAGGTATCCCGTGGACAAATCACGGGGCACCGGAGCGTCACTGTGTTTGGGTATAACCCAGACGTTGACCAGACACGTGTTACCGTATGGCCGCACACTGGGATCATCCCGTTGCCTGCGGCGGCGCTCCAGATGAAGGTCAGCTCTTCGAGTGCCGATGACACTGCAGCAGGAACGGGGGCGAGAACCGTCTATGTGGCGGGCCTTGATGCCAACCACAACGAGATTGAAGAGATCGTCACCCTGAACGGCCAGACAGCTGTGCTGACGACGCAGTCGTTCCTCCACATCAACAACGCCTACGTTGCCACCGCAGGCTCGGGGCTTTCAGCTGCTGGAGACATCTACTTTGGCGATGGGGTGGTGACGGCTGGCGTTCCCGCTACTGTATATGACCTGATTAAGTTCGACTACAACCAGCGCATCACCGGAAGCTACACCGTACCCGCAGGATATACCGCATATTTGGCGCAGGGACTATTCTCTGCGGGACAACCGGGCGGTTCGGCGCAGGTTGTTGGGCGGCTTCTTACTGTGG